ACGTTTCCGGCTTGGCTGGATCGAATGAATCAAAGTCGAAGCCTCGCCACATAAAGAACTTCACGATGAGGTAGACAAGGAATCCTTCGACCGGCGCCATTTTTCCTGTCGGTTTCCACGTGTACGGATCAAGCACGGGCAATTCCTTGACAGTGCCGATCGCGATGCCTTTGACTTTCACCCAATCGACAGCGCCAGCAAACGCCCATTCGCAGAAAGCGTGATGGTATTCTACTTTTTCCTTTTGGCCCGTGATGGCGCAGCGCGTGCCCAGCTTCTTGCCTTGGGCCGTCGTGTGATTGAACGTTGGCGAAGCCGTGCGTGCGTCATGGTTCGGGTAGTAGAAATCCTCCGAGACGGTTTCGTGCGTCTCGTGTTCGTTTGCGGTAGTCATTTGCGCTCCAAAAGCAAAACCCGGCGCGCGGCCAGGTCGGTGAACTGATAAGAAATGCTTGATAGTTGGTCAGCCGCACGCCTTCAGGCAATCCACCCACAACTTGAGCCGCGCCGGATAGCCGTTGATGTGGTCCGGCGATGCCATGCGATTGCCGGTATTTACGACGCCAGCAATGGCCTGGAAGTTGGCGGCATCCGCCATCTGCCACAGACAGTTATCGGCGAAGAACTGGCCTGCTGACAACGCAGCCGGTCCTGGCTGCTCAAGCTGTTCAGGATGCTCGACCAGCGGCAGCCCGAGCATGATCTGTTGATGCTGGTAGTTCGCGCGGCCCGTGACTTGCAGCAATCCGCGCCCGCGGAACATCCAGCCATCGCCGCTTGCTTCATTGCCGTTTCCTAGCCTATTCGAATAGACACGATTGGCGATCTTCTCAGGCTGATGGGAAAAGCTGTTCGCTTCCGCCGCACTCGCGAAGTGGCTATGAAAATCCGCCCACAGCACTGGCCCAGAATAGCTCAGATTTTCGATCAGGTCACGCAGTCCGCCAGATTCAACGCCGACGTTCGCCAGCCATGAACTGATGCGATTGGCCGTGTTGATGCAGTATTTTTGCGCGGCGGCTTGGATTGGTGGCAGCCATGTTGCCGCTGTCGTCGGCGTAGCGCCCGTGCCGGCGATGAGTATTGCTTGCGTGATCTCCATTTTAGCCCCCTAACATCTTGATGCCGAAATGCCCTGCCAGGACGCTAGCGGCCACTAGTAGCCCAGTTTTGGCAATTTCCATGACGGCATTTTTTGCAGCCTTACCAGAGGCAAGACGGTCTTCCTGCACGCTCTTTTCAAGGGCGCGATGCTGCGACCATAGAAGGTCTATGGATTTTCCAAGCGTCTCCGCTTGCATCTTGAGCAACGCTATGTCCTGATTGCTCTTTAGGAATTCTGCCAGGCTTGAGCGTATTGCCTTGATGTCGTCTGACATGGTGTCGATCTTGTCGTCGATGTGAACTCCGCGCTGTTCGAGCAGCGCGATGCGTGAGGCGAGGTCTTCACTCATGGCTGGCCCTGTCGCATGATTGGTTTTCGTTGTTGGCAAACCGTCGAATACGGTGTAGTAACCCCGCGCGCATTTTCAGCCATAGCAACCAAATCGGCATGCGAGGCCGGATATGCTGCCGCGGTAACGGTTGGATCGAGCCGGAAGTTCATGACGGCCACAACGGGTGCGGATGGATAGTCTGCCAGGAATTCTGCATAGACACGGATGTGCGCATCAAGTTGGCAATCCGCTGGAGTGCCTGGGATCACGGTTGGTGTCGATGGCGGCACAAGCAGCCACTTTGGCGATCCCGATGGCGCTACGCGGTTGTAGGTGTTCAGCATGTCCACCACGTCGGCCACGCTTGGATCGTTATTGGTTGCCGCTTGCTGCGAATCGTTATCAATTGACCATACGTAATCGTCGATGCCGATCCAGTCCAACGACTGCAGCTCTTGAACGAATGCCGCATCTTGCACCTGGCTGCGCCCTATGACGGTAAATACTGGTAGCGATAGATTGTGCAGCGACAATTGCCGGTGCAGCGCATCAAGCAGACCGGCGTAGGCGCCGGGAACATACACACGGTCACTCGTCTGCAATGCCCACAGAAACGTAGGCTCATCGATGAAATAGATGGCGCCTGGGCACACACCGGCAAAGCTACACGTCGATGCGATGGATTCTACATATCGTGCAATATTTGCGTTTGCCACGCCGCTGCAGTCGGCCCACGTGACCGATCCAGGGCATACATCGTCTATTGGAAACCCGCTCGAATTCGTCTGCCCAATAGGAGCGCCCGCCGTCATGTAGAGAGCACATGCACCTTTCGCGCATGCGCCGTAGTTCAGACTGGCAGGCGACCCGACGATGTTCATTGTCGTCGGGCCGGCCGCATCCGCAAATCCCTGTTGTGCATCGAAATATCCAGAAACGTTCGCTGGATAGTCGATGAAGTCGTAGCCGTAATATTGAATCGTGGACGCATGCGCTATCCAGCACCACAGCAGTAATTGCAGAAATATGTGCCTCATTGCACGCGGATATACGGCACGTTGTATTTTAATATGGCTGAATAGCCATCGCCTCCTGCCGTGTCGTCTAGCGGCACACCAGGCGACAGCCCGACATAATCGGCTAACGGCCATGTCGCGCTGTAATACGCATTTGTGCTATCGTTTTCGGCAAATCCTGAAAATGCAATAACATGTTCGCCAGTTCCGAACACCGCAGTAACTGCGCTACCAGTGATCGGTCCGTAAAGCCATCGATTTGTAAGCGTTACACCATCTGTCGTCCAAAGAAATGAATTTCCTTGTTGTAGCGACAGATAGAAATATGATCCGTTCGCCCATGTGAATGTTTCTAGCGAATACTGAGTAGGATTGCTTTGCACAACCCACGAAGTTCCGTTGGTTGAAGTTGCATATTCGCTGCTATTGCAATATAACCATTGCACTCCATTACAACATAGCGCGCGTTTTGCATTTAAATTCGATGGCGCAGGCAATCCGCTTGAACTGATAACCTGCCCTGTCCATGCTTCCCCATCTGTTGATGTGTAATAGTCAACAGCACCAGTCGCACCAGTGATTCCAATCCACATACCAAGCGTCTGATTCCAAACTACACAGATATCGCCGCTCGCGGTTATACTGTCCGTTGTGAAACCGGTTCCCGCGGTGTAGGTATAACCATTAGTCGAGTAATAAAATCTAATGCCCCATATGCTATCTATATCTACAACCATGGCTGCGACAAATTGATTATTACCGCCTCCTATGGCTAGACTTTCAATCCCAGCTATTAGAGATGATGCGTGCGCAGTAAAAGATACGCCGCTATTTGTCGACACTGATACTGTTGATGTAATGCCACCAACGACAAATGTCCCCGCGCTTGTTCCAGACCACGCAACCGTAATTGCAGAAGAACCAAGATTGTGCGCAACAGCATTCCATGCAGCACCATAGTCATTACTAACAAGCACATATGTTGAATCGTCATAGGTGACGACGAAATTACCTGCGCCATCTGTCGCGACGTCAGTAATTCCAGCAGATTCCGGCAGCGTGATAGGATTTCCGGTAACTTTTGCCGTTTCGCATAGCGCTGCAATTGGATAGGTTGATACCGACTGAGGTAATCCACCACAACGCAAGGCAACCGTACCCGTAGTCCCTGAAATAACGGTTCCCGCTTCAATCTGCAAGAACGTTTCACCAATTTCAACGGAACCACCGCCGCCGAATAGAGTAGCAAGGTTGCTCATTGTGCGATCCATCCTATGGTCGAGTTGATGTATTTGAAGACGAGCGGCGTGCCCTTACCCGATAGCGTCAACGTCGTCGAATCGCCGTCGATCTTGCTGCTATTGGGGTTCACGGTGCAGGCGTAGGTGGCCGTTAAATCCTTAACGGCTACGACCTGGCTCGCGGTCGGGGAAGCGGGCAACGTGAGCGCGACCGGCGAAGATCCAGTCATGATGTACTGCACGCCGGCGACAGCCGTAGTCGTGGTAGTAATGATCTGGAACGAGGTAATTGACGTACCTAGTCCGCCGTTCGCCGAGAACGCAACCAAGTTCCACTTGGACCCATCGCTCACGAACTGCGCAAAAGCGCCCGCTTGCAATGCGAACGTATTCGCAGTTACGCCCGTTCCGTCGGCAATCGTTTCCGCCGAATTCCCAGCCAGCGTCGTCGCCGTGCCGCCGATGGCGTACTGCGCTTCGATACTAAGTACGGAGCCTGCAGGGCACGTAGCTATAGCCGGAAACGTCTGTGTCGTGGCTCCAGTCGTAACCTGCGTCAGCTTGCCCAGAGATGCCGTGGTCAGAGAACCAGTCGTTGATACGGTGGATACCGCGCTATAGGACTCGCCAACCGTTTTAGCAAATGCCGTTGTCGCGAATTTAGTCGAGTTGTCCAGCGCGGTAGGCGTCGATCCGGTAGCTGTACCGGACACGGCTAGCGTATCGACGTTGCTGAAATCCGTGCGCGCGCTGTAGATGTTGGTGCCATCGCCCCAAAGTATGGCTGTATGCCCCTGGGCGACGTAGATGCCAGTTCCGCCAGAGACGATGCACTCAATCGTGTAGGCGGCGCTGGTCTTGTTCCATACAATCCATTGCCCGTTGTACTCGGACGGGAATATCACTTCGATATTGCCCGTCAACGTGCCGGTTAGCTCAATGATGCCTGCTTGGTATTGCGCCGCATCCAATGTGACATTGCTGTTGCCGGCCGCATTGACGGTAGCGATATTCCCGCTTGCCGACAGAATGGCCGCCGTGAAATTGGCCAGGATCGTCGCAGTCGTCCCATCGTCGATGACTGGTTGGTTGATCTGCTGGATAATGAATTGAGCGATGATGTTGGCCATCGTCGCTGGCTGGCGCCATGTTTTGTTGGCGAGCGCCGATGCCGCTACGCCAGGCAGTACGCCAGTAGTCACCAGCGGACTAGCGGCGTATGCCGCTTGGCTCAGGACGTTGGCATCGTCGCCAACCGCCCATTGCAGGAAATCGTTTTCGGTCGTCATCAAAGCCTCTAGTTTGCAGCAATAAAAAAGCCGCCCGTAGGCGGCTTCGTTGCGGATTTTTCAGTTAAAGCGGCGCGACCCATGCGCCGACGTCCCAACCAGATATCAGGTCGCTTTCGATGTCCCAACCGAAGGCCGGTCCAGGCGTCGGAACATAGACATAGTTCACAAGCACACCTTCTGGTCGCAGCGGGAATAGCCCGGCACCGAGAAACGCAGAAAGCAGGGCGCTTGGCGGCGTTCCCACAAGACCGACAGTGATGGACATATCCAGCCCGTCTTGCACAAATACCAGCGTGCCCGTCGATTCGGGAAACAGACTTTGAATAATCGTCTGCATGGTCGGCAATGTGCCGTCCCAATTGTTGGCCCCTACCTTGGCATACAGCACCGTCCGATAGGTCGTATCGTCGAGCGACACGATACCCGTTGTCGGGTCATATGGACCTTGCCAAGAGCCTTGGTCCCAGCCCAGGTTCGACGTGTCCCAACTGAAATATACGTCGCCGAGCGGAAATGGCAATTGCCGCGATAGTCCGATCCACTGCCCGACAATATCGAGCTGCGCGCCAACGGCATAGTCCAGGCAAAAAGCTGTCGGCATGCTGGCGTAGAAGTTTTGCAGGTCGCAGAACGGCTGCGTGAGCAGCGCGACCATAGCCGTGAAATTCGGCTGTCCGGCATGCTCGCTGGTAATCAGCGCCGTGTAGTCGGTAGCCGAGACCGTCATGACACCGTGACCGTGACATCGGCCGGCGTGCAAATCGCCTGCTGGTTGAACAGGATATCGATATCGCTCGTGCCACTATTGAGCGTCATGTCCGTAATCTCGTACGTATACGGGTCGTTCAGATTTGCTACAGCCGCGGATTGGCCTTGCAAATTCGCTGGCGTGTACGTGCGAATGAACAGCACCTGCTGACCGATGCCCAGTCCTGCGATCGTATACGCTTCGTCTTGATTGATCAGTTGCCCGCCTATGTAGACTTGCGTGCCGGCCGGAATCGTCGCACCACTGATGTAGGCGGCGATGGCATTCTTGATCTCCGTGCCAACCGCTGTCGTATAGCCGGTCAGCGCGGTAATCGTCACAGCTACATTGACCGTAACGGGTGTCGGGCGGTAGAAATGTATCGCGTAGATAATGCCTGTCGCCGGGTCCGTGACGTTTTCAGTTGTTGTGCCGTACGTCGCGCATCCAGGACCTTTCTTGGCTAGGATCGTCTGGGCAATTTCCGTCGCATCGCCGCCTTGTACGACGAGGCTTATGCTATGCGGCGGCAGCCCATTGCTGTCCGTTACGTCCGTATAGTTTTCGTAGGCGCGAACCTCAGTTACGCCGGCCAGCGCTTCCACGGCGCCCAGCGTACCACCTAGGATGCTGAGCGATGGAATAGCGACCGAGGCTGCCTGCCGAATGCGCAGTTGCGCATCCGTTTCCTGAGCCGATCCTGGCGAGGCTGTGCTGAGGTTTGTGACGGACTGCCAGCCATACACTGGCGTGTAGATGCCCTGAATGGTGTCGATCGACGCGGTAATCGCGCCTTGTACGGAGCAGGTCGCCGTGACGGTGATGTCGCCGCTATCCGGTATCGTGACCGTTGCCGGCAGTGCCCACTGATTATTGTAGATATCCGTGACGATGCCGTTCGCAATCGTCGTACCGGCCACGCCAACAATGTAGACATCGCACGTCGAATTGCTGCCGAGTTGGCGCGTTAGGCCATTGATGCGCACATCGCTGGACAGTCCAATACCCTGTGCCGTTGCTGGGCTGAACGATTGGTAAACCGCCTGCGCCGCGCTGTTCGCATCGTTCAAGGCGGCCGCAACGATGGCGATCTGCTGGCCATCCTGCGAATCTGCCGTCAGCACGATGTCGGCACCGAATATGCCCTGCATGCCCGTGACGAAGTAATCCAACACGGTCGCATACTGGGGCACATGAATGCCCTGCGCATCGATGGTCGGTGTAATGCCTGAAACGCTCATATCGTGGTCGCTATGTCGGTCTGGCCGTAAATGGTGTCGATGGTCGCTTGCACGGAAAGTACGCGCGTCACGTTGTTCAGCGTGCTGGAATAGGCCGATATGCCGGTGACACCTTGCACTGCCAAAATCGCATCCTTGATGATCGTGTCGTAAACCGTCGAGGTGTACTTGCCCAGCACCTCAGTGCGCCATGGTACGCCCGCCAGCGTGTTCAGAAACCACTCGCCTGCGAACAGCTTTAGCGCCGTCAGTACAGCCTGACCTACAGCGGCCGGCGAGTTGATCAGGAAATCGTTCAGACCATTGCCGAACAGGTAATCGCCTGTGGGCGAGAGTTGGCGGTATCGCATAATCAGCCTGTCGGCTCCCCTGTTTCGCCCGGCGCGGACGTGACCGGGTGCGTGTGCGTTTCAAGGTCGATGCCGCCCGCCGTGACGTTGTTCGTTACCGTGAGCGGACCGACCAGTGATGCGGTGCCACTGCCGCCGCCAGCCGTCTGCGCGATATCGCCATTCAGCCCGATCAGCGGCGCATCTACGGCAACTGTCGGCGCCGTCAGCGTGATAGATACGTCAGAGGTCAGCGACATAGCGCCGGTCGATGTGGCTGAAAACGTTCCGCCTGCAGTCGCCGACACATTGCCCGTCACCTCGGCATTGAGGTTTCCGCCAACGGTCACGTCGGTATCGCCACCTGATTGCAATGTAATCTTGCCAGTCGCGTGCGCGTTGATATCGCCGCCTGCCGTGGCATCAATATCTGTCCCGGCCTGGGCAGTGATCTTCGTGGTCGTTACCGCATCGATCTCGTGCGTCGTCGGATTGAGCTGGATGTAGGCGTCGCCATCATTCGAGCGCAACTGCGCAGCATCCGTGCTGTATCCGCTGATCTTGGTCTTCTGGCTGAATGGACCGACGAAGGCGAAGCCATCCGACAAGTCAAACTGCCGCGCGCTGCCCGGCGGGCTGATCTGTCCAGTTTGCCACCAGCCATCGATATGGCGCGAAGCGAACACGACCAGACACTCGTCGCCCTGCTTGATCGGGAACGTCAGCGTGACACCGCCGCCACGCGGGAATACAACGGGCACATCGACGAGCAACGGGTAAGGCTGCGTCGTCTTGGCTGCCGTCACGCTATCGGTTACGACAGCCATAACGGTCGGCGCCGCCTCAATGGTCAACTGATTCGGATCGAACGAATTGACGAGGCAAGGCAACGCCGTAAAGACGCCCGACATATAGCCGGACATCGCTGCCTGCAACATCGTTTGCAGGTCGCTATACCGTTCCTGCGGGTTCATTGCTGGCCTTCTGCGATAGCGTTGATGGCCGAGTTTGGCGCAGTACCCGTTTCATCAGCGGCGCCGCAGATCATTTCCGTCTGCCACTCCAGCCCGCGCGTGTCGCCCGTGTGCGTCTTCATCAAGACCTTGTAGTAGCCATCGGCGTCTAGAGTCAGGTTGAAATCGCTTGGATCGAACGCCTGCACCAATGCCGTCTGCACTGCATCGGCGTTGTTGATGTGGATAGCCCCGTAAACCTGAATTTGTGGATTCAGCAGGCACTTGACGACGAGGCCATTCAAGGTCTGCTGCGGAATGCCTAGCATGCCAGTGGATACATTGATATCTGGTACTGGAACCTGCGCGACATCATAAATACCGCAGATATTCAGGAAACCGTTTTCGATGTTCCATTCGGCATTCAGCGTCTTGGCGAGGTCGTCCGTGAAGTCGCGCAACTGACCGGCCAGCGTGATGCCGCGCGGGTATGGGTTGTTAGATAGCATCGGAGTACATATCCCCTTTTGCACGCCTACTTTGGCCCAGGCAGAAAGCAATGTGTTGTATAAGTCCGTCTGCGTATAGCCTTGCGCCAGAGATGTGCTGATCAAGCCGAAGTTATTCGGAAAATCGCCATCGCACCCGACGATATCCAGAAACGTGTCTGTGCCGTTTTCCTTGCCGTGGATGAACTTGTTGACTTGGCCGCTGAATATGGTCGCCAAGTTGCCATCACCGTTCATACCGACGTAGCCGGCCTGCAATACAACCGACGTGAATTCCTTGATCGCTAGAATCGCCTTGAGCGTCTGGTCGGCCAAGTTGTATACACGGATCGTCGCCATCTTGAGCGTGGATGATGTCATCGATCGCACGCTGAATTTGATGTGCAGTTCCGATAAATCGTAACCCAAACCGCCTGCCTTTCCGACGATCAGCGAGACCTGCCGTAGATATTGCGTTGTCATGTTGGCGGCGGTGGCGGCGGTGGCGGCGGTAGCGGGGTTGTAAATGGCGCAAACGGCACAGCGCTGCAATACTGCAATGTCATCTGATACTGCACATTATTCAGGGTGATGAAAAACACCTGCGCTTGCGGCGTGAGCGGAACCTCGTACATCGTTGGGACTGGTGGCACGGAAAAATACACATGCGATTGCAGCCCGAGATTGCTGTACAGCGGTATAGCTGTAGGGTCCGAATCAGTGTAGCAATACAGGCTACCGCCAATGCCCAGGTATTCATACTGACCGAGCAGATCGACGCCGGTTACTAGCGGGATGCCAGCAACAATCGAATTTCCTTGATTGTCGGCAATATTCAGAATCCAGTTGCTGTTTGTCATCCGCCGAGCAGACTACTAAGGATTGATTGCGTCTTCGCGGCTGGCACAGCAATTGCGGAAGTAACGCCTTGATTAACGGCTTGCGCCGTTGCTGCGGGGTTCAATTGCTGCGATGCCGGCGTCATCGTCACGGTTTGCGTGTTGACGATGATCACTTGGCGAAACGTGCATTTGAAGCTGAGTACGTTTTCCTTCTTGATATCCGTCGTCACCTCTAACGACTTCATCAGCATGTTGGTATAGGCACGCTTGCCGGTGACCAGGTTGAATGGCTGCCGACTTTGCTGCAATGCGAGCAATTGCAGGTAAAGCGCCGATGGCGTTGTGCGGCCGCCCGTCAATGCAGCGATATCGTTCGACAGCGCTTGCGAAATGCTGCCACCCGAGCCGGCCGACGAATATTCGCAGGTCACCTCCGAAGGTTTGTTGTAGGCGTGATCCGTGATGGCCGCGCCCGCCTCAACCGGATGGTCTGTAATCTCTAGTTCGTCGTGGTGATGCTCGCTGATCGTGACGTTGGGTATGATGGCGGCGATCACTGGACCGCTGCCAGTCGTCGGTCCGATGCTGCGGCCTTTGGTCAGCACCAATGTGGACAACTCGCCACCCAGGAAGCCGACAGCCGTCGATAGCGCGGGGCTGCTCGTGACAATCGAATTTATCGACGCTGCGGGCTGCAATAGGCTGCTGATGCTCATGAGTAATTCGCCTGCATTCTACGCATAGCCTGCGCATAAGCGCTATCCTGCGCAAGCTTCACTTCCTTGGCTGTCTGCGTCGGATTGGTCGAGCCATTCACGGTTATCTGCGTGGTCTGATGCAAGGTCGGCGCGTTTGTCGTGCTGGATGTGTCGCCGGCTGCTACGGCTAGCATTTGCTGGCTGTATGGGTTCTTTCCATTTTCCACGCGGATGATGGCATTCGATAGCGCTTCCAATACCTTCGGGTCTTGCATATTCAGGTGCGCGTCGGCGGACAATCCAAGGCTCTTCGCAACGTTGGCGATGTACGCCTGGGTATTGTTTTCGCCGGGAGGCGCCCATTTAGCGATTACGGACCGAACAGTGTCGATGCCGCGTTGTCCGTATATTTTCAACTGAGCGACTAGCGCGTTCAATCCAGCCTGCGGTGATTGGAATACGGCAAATCGACCAGATTCGCCCGCTTCCTTGGTCGCGCCTTCCTGTCCGACGTAGTTCAGATTGCCAGGATTGTTGTTTCTGATGCCGCGCGTTTCATGGGCGTGTGCCGAACTTAGCAGAGCGCCAGCGGAACCCTTTAGAGTTTTGGCACCCGGCAGCAAAGTTTCTGTGCCACCAAGCCCTAGCTTTACGGCAGCATCTTCGCCCGCAAGTGCTTCCTTGGCATCCTTCGAGCCAAGCATTGCTGCAAAAATATTCAGCGCCTTGCCTAGCCGGTCGCCTACGCGCGTATCTTTCAAGAACTTGTCGTTGATGGCAGACCCTACTTTATAGGCTGCGACAGCCGTTATTCCTACCGCGCCTGCTTTTGCCGCCACGGGCAGCATGCGGACGAAGGCCGTAGACACTTTTGTGGCTATTGGCAGCAACCGACCAAATGCAGCAGACAACCCCATCACTGCTTCCGTGACCTTGAGCACGCCCCCAACCATTCCGGCGACCCACGAACCTACAATGTAGGCTCCAAGGACTTCGGCAACCGTCTTGATGCCGCCGACTTTATCGATCAGCTCGCCACCTTTTTGAATCAACCAAAGAACGGCTGCCTTTGTTTTCTCGATGGCCGGTTCCCACTCCGACCAGTCGATCAGACTCTTGCCGCCTTCTTTCCATGTGCGATAGTCGTCATAAAGCAACAGCAATGCGGCGCCCAGCGCCAGCACCATGCCGATAGGTGACAACAGAAACCCAGCATTGAGCGCGCGCCACGCAACCAAAATCAGACCGAACGTCTCAATCAACGTTTTCGATCCATGGTCGAGCTTATCCCACCACGCGAGCAAATCCCCAATCGCCTGGATGCCGCGCAATACCAGCCGGCTGATCACATCCGCCAGGGCGAGAATGACCACCATCGCTTGCTTGATCTTGCGCGATATCTGGTCGAAGTTCGCCACGATGTATTCGCGGAACTGCTTTATGCCGCCGCCTACACTACCAGTTAGCGCAGTGCCGACCTTGATGACCAGTATCTGAATGGCGCCTAGCAGCAGGCGCAATTGGTTCATGAATTCGTGAGAGGCTTTGCCGGCAGATTGCGAGTCCAGCCCTGCCGCGCGCATCATGCGCTTGTATTCGTCGCTGAATTCGCCCATGCCAGCAATCATGGCGCGCATGGTGTTTTCGTCGATACCCAACTGTTCGGCGAACCTGTATTGCTGATAGACAGGCCGTGTCGCCAGCATCTTGCCGACATCCTGCAGAATGTCGGTCGTATCGCGCAGCGCCCCGTTCGCATCGCGCGTCTGCACGCCGAACGTATGCAGCCATCCCTCTTGGCCCGGGTTCGTTTTCAGCAGGCGTGCGAAGTTTTCAAGCGAATTCTGCGCGGCACTGGCGCTCGATCCAAGCTGCCCAGCAGCGAAACCGAATGCCTTGATGTTCTCAATCGACGCGCCTGTGCGCTGGCTGGCGAAATACAGCGTCTCCATCTGGTCGGCGATCTTGGTCGTGAACCCGACCACGGCCAGGGCAGTCGCTTCGAGCGCGGCGCCCATCTTCACGACGGTTTCGGTGGCGCGCTTGATGCCGTCAGTGAAGGCGGTTTCGCTCTTCTTGTCTACCTGGAATCCAAGACTTACCAAAAATTCATGGATTACCGACGATCCAGCAGCATCAGCCATCGTTAATCCTTTCTGTTCTTGGTTTGCGCTTCATGCGCGCGGCGCTCGTTCTCCGCGCGCACATTCAGGGCATCGTTCATATCGGCAACGTCGGCCAGGTCAATCGCGCCGTTTTTCAGGCTCTCGTACTGACACAGACCTTCCAGTACGGGGCGTAGCAACCAATCCTCACCCGACGGCAAGCTGGCCCACTCGATCCCTAGCTCGTCTTCGTCGCTGCTATCGCGCCAGCCGCGCCTGGAAAATAGTTGCCGAGGCTGGCCTGGATGACGTTGGATGCAATCTGCAGCATGACGGACATGTCGATATCTGGATACATGATGCGGCCATTGCTGGCTGTTACCTGTGCCCATATCTGACCGTCCTGGCGTTGCGTGACCGACAGGCAGGCATCCAGCACGTAGTCACATGCCTCGTCCGACATCTGCGAGATAGCATCCGCAATCGGCATTAGCATCCGCACATTGAAGCCTGCTGCTTCCGACTCGGTAGATTCCTTTGGCATAGCCGCTACCAGACTACTGAGGATAGGCGCGAGCCGGCGCGCCACGTGAAACTGCCGCTTCGCGTCTAGCTTGGCGGCTTGATAATTGATACCGTTAATCTGGAAGCTCATGGTCGTTTACGGGTTGTAGGTACCGAGGGTTTCTATCATGGAAATGCAGTCGAATTTCCACTCGTTCATGCCGGCCTTGGTCTTGTAGCCCAGCTTCGTGCGCTGCTGAAACGCCACGCCGGAACACGCCACTGAATCTCCCGTCTGCGCGTTCGTGAGGCTGAATACATTCTGTCCCCAGGTTGCAGAGCTGAGCTGCTGCGCCTGATATAGCGCCATAAGCTGGGCATTCGCCGGCGAGGTCTTGAGCAGTCGAACGGTCAGCACGCCGGCATTTGAGGCAATGAGCGAATGTTGGCCGCTGCCATCGGCACCGATCTCCATCTCGTTCTTCTTGCCTTCCGGTTCCGTCTCGATGCCTTCTTCGGCTGCGCCGGCGCCGTTGGCGAGGATGACCGATCCGCCTGGGCCGGCGATGGTCGCGTTTATGTCTTGGAAGGAATACGTGGCGATGATAGCTCTCCTTTATTTAATAGGTCGTGCGCTATCAAGGCGCAACGTAGACGATGGTCGAAACGAAATGCACAGCCCCAGCCAACTTGGCGGCGATCTGAATTGGTGGCCCCTGACGTGCCGCGCGCTGCGCAGAATCCAAGCTAGATACGGGTGCGCAGTAGATGTAAAAGCCTTTCGGCAAGGTCTGGCCTTCCTGGAGCGCGCCGAATGTCTGGCTCGATTCCCACACTCCCGGCGCAAGGAAACCGTTGTTGACGTATACGCCGCAGCTACCTGCCGCCGTATTGACCAGCGACCCCATGCCTGCGTCTGTCAGCGGAATCTTCGTGGGCGCGAGGTAGAGCGCGTTATAGAGGTCAGTCTGCAACTGATTCGCCAGCGCATCGCTACCCTGGATCGTATCGAAGAACTGCCCTGACGCCATGACGCCTTGCTGCACGATGGCCGTCGAGTTGTCGTAGTTGACGAAAATATTGCAATTTTTACCGGTGGCCGAGTTAGCTTGGCTCTCTGTCAACGTCTCCGCGACGATGCCAGGTTCCGTCTTAAACTTGAGCGTGAGCGTCGTGTTCTGGCCTTGGAAATTGACCGTAAAGGCGCGGCCAAACAGGGAGATTGCCGCGTAGGGCGTGCTGCTCGAATACTGCGTGAACGTGCGGTTGTAGCCCAACGCCTTGAGCTGATAGGCGATATCCTCGGTCGAGCTGGCGTTCAGCACGTTCGAGTCCTGCGTCGTCACGCCGTGAATGCGCGATGGAACCGCCGATTCGATGAATGCAGCAATCGCCAATTCGTCAGATACCTCCTCCGATGCCGAACAACAGGTCAGCCCGTACCAAGATGTCGTCATGCCGGCCAGCGTCACCACGGCAGACAGCGCCGACTCGGCGTTGATGCCCTGCACGATGGATGCGCCTGTTGCGCTGGTCAGGTTAAGCAGCGTCGTCATATCGACGTAGCTTGACGTGGGCGACGTGGCGAATGTGATGGATGACGCATTGACGCCGCCGGCCAGCGTCGTCGATGACTGCGACGAACCATTTAGGTAAATCTTGGTGTCATCCGACGTTGCCAGCGTGATCGCATTGCCGCCTGTGCCGACGCTGTTGTAGGTGATCGTCGTGATACCAGTTGCGGCCACTGTCGAATATGTGCAAGCGGACAAACCCGCATCGTTGGATGCCGCAAGTACCGCTTGCAGATTCGCGGCCGTAATCGCCAGCGTGGCGCCCAACTTAACCTGGATGCCAGACGTAAGCGCCGTGATGAATTCAACAGACGTGCCGTTGATCGTCACTGTGTCCGTGCTGGTCGGATTGGATTCGAGCGTGATCGTGCCCGTCGCCGCTGTGCCTGCGCCAGTCGTACCGCTTGTGATGTCGAAGCGATTCAATATCGAATTCCACACGCACTTGTTGCTGCCGCCCAAGGCGGTTTGCACGATCGACGCCACGCCGTTCATGTTGCTCACGGCCGCGAAGTCCAGATTGGTCAGCGTCTTGGCCGTGCCATCGATAGTCACATCGAAGCCGCCATTGGTGATATTCGTGAACACCGATGGCAATTGCTGTGCGGCAGACAACAAACCACCATGAAGAACGGCAGACGTTGCGGATGCAGCCCAGAAGCCGATGTACAGACCAGCCGGAGTCGGTACTTGGTCGAAAAACAGTTCGGCAGCCAGGAATTCTGGCGCAGACGATCCAAAGTCCTGCGCGACCTGCGTCGAGCTGGTGTAGTAGCGATAGCGCTGGTTCGTGTCGATCACGCCGGGCGTGGAACCGAGCAGCATTAAATTGCCGAAATTGCGCAGCGCCGCGGCGATAGGCGAGAGCACAATCTGCACGTTGACTACGTCGTTGACACTCAAGCCTGACATGTGAAGTTCTCCGGTTCTGAAATGCAAAAACCCGGCACTCGGCCGGGTTCTGGTGTGTGGTGAATTACTGCGGTTCTGGGTTGCTTACGACGATGACGATAGGTTCGCCGCTGATCGCAGGATCGGTGTACAACTCCGCGTTGACGCTCTGCACGTTCGGTATGTTGTAGGTGCGCACAATCTGCCGGCGCAGCATCCATTCGATGTCGTAGCGGCGAATCCATTGCTCATTGATGAATTCCGGCGTAGCCGTGATATTTCCGGCGCGCACCATGCCCATCAGACTGCTTTCGAGCACTTCCAAGTTGTAGCCAACATACAGGCCGTCCCGAAACTGGCTTGCGTTCTGCATGCCTTGCGGGCCGTAGAAGCTCGCTAGGATGGTCAGCTCCTCGTGGCGTATCAATTGGTCCTGGCCGTCGCCGTTGTTGCCGCTTCCCAAGTGATTGAGCACCGGGTTTGCATCCGGGTCGAGCAAAGTAACGCCAAAGGCGCACCAATTGGTATACGGTTCCGGCTGCTTAGGCACAACAACTTGCCAGCGCGGGCGAACCATCGTGCCGTCCAGGCCCGTGATGTTGACGATGACCTGCTGCAAGATCGCGTTTAGCGCGTCGTCTTCCGCTGGCGGGCATGGGACGACTGGCTGGACATAGTAGCTTGTCGTCATCAGTCGAAATCTTCCGGGAATCCAGGTTCAATCGGATCACGACCGCGATTGGCATGGAAGCTCTGCCACGTTTCGCCCTCATGCCCAAGCAATTCATGTCCATATATCGACGGGTCGCTCTCGCTTATGCGGCCTGTGCGTGGCATCGCAGCAAACCGATTCTTTGCCGGAGCATTACTCCCTATCGATGGGTTTCCATACCGCTGCGCGCTTGGTGTCGCAGGTTCCGGCGTTGATATAGGCTTTTCTGTCCTATAGCCGTTTTTCTTCGCTAGCCATCCAGACGCGCCTATTACATGCCCTTCGTGTGCGCTTGTGTGTGATTTTGGCAACCATTCTAAAGGTTCCTTAACAGCGCCCCTACCAGACTTCATAGAACTTGGCAAATTCTTATACGCTTCACTCAATGATCCTTTTACGCCATAGGCTTTTTCCGTCTCATGCTCAATCTTTAGCGGGCTAACAAACCGCTCATGCCCTGCAGCAATCGGACCTTTCTTCGCGGATTCTGGCGAATATTCAGGCTGTTTCTTCAAGGCTTCACTGCGCGCTATGCCAGCTTCTACCTTGGCGCGCTTAGCCTCTACCTCAGCTCTTTCGCGTGAGGCTTTTTGAGCCTGCAAGCGCGGCAAGTTTTTTGCTTTCCAAGCTTCATTCTTCGACTGCTTTTCAGCTTTCTGCGCCTCAGCTTCCTGCTTTTCATTTGCTTCATGCTCTGCCAGAAGATGATCGAATTTACCAGCGCGCGCAGCGGCTTTGAATTCTCCAATCGACATCTTGCCGTGACCGTGCGCCTGGTACAGCTTCATTGACCTAGCTATATCATTGCGCTGCCCTTCGGTGAGCGGTTTTGATCCACCGCCCATATCTCCACCGCCAGATATCGATGTTCGCGCCTTACTCATCGATGTAGGTCCGATGAAGTTACCGTTCATCTTTCCGCCAGCACCGCCGATAACCTTAAAGTTTCCGCCTTCGCCGCTGATCAGGATGTGCGAACCGTTCTCGGTGCTGATCCAGTGCTCAGCGTCGAATGTGGCAACTTTCGTGCGCTGCCCTGGCGTATGCGTGTGGAAAGCAATGCGCATGATTAGGCGCTCCCAGCCAACTGCACCAGCGTACAAATAGCGCAGACGAAGCCCGGACCATACGTCGAATAGTTCATAACATTTGTTACTGTCCAGTTCGCACCAGACCAAGTGATGACATCCGCGTCATAGCCAGATTGCCCGTCTATCAATCGAGTCAGCGTGTGCACCATGATCGTATCGACAATGTGCGACCCATCTGCCACGCGCTTCAGTACGGCTCCCGAGTCGCTGGTAACGATGGCGTTAAACGGGTTCGTCGAGGCTTGGTTGAAAGCAACGCCATCCTGCCCGACACCCTGCAAATTGCGCGTGCAGGTCAGCGTCGTGTCCAAGAAATCAGGATCGAAGAACACCTCACTCAGGTCGAGAAACGGCATTATTTTTCCCGGATGACGTAGGTGTTCGCATCGCGCAATTGCCCAGTCAGCAGCAGCGGATTGTCCTTGCCGCCCTTCTGCCTGATGGTGCTTGGTGCCAACGGTGTCAGGCTGCCATCGGTGAATATCGATTTCACGCCATCCACCGCGACGATGCCGGCCTTTACCATCGCTTCCTGAATCTGCGCCGGCTTACCGTTCACTGCGGCCATAGCTGCTGCGCGCATCTGTGCGTTGATCTTGTCGCGCGCCTTGATGATGCCAGGCTTGAGAAATGGCCGAGGCGGCAGCGTGACGGTGTAAGCATCGACGTGATGCGTGGTAGCAAAGTTGGAATCTGCGGCCTTCACGAATCGGCCACCGCGTGCAAAGTCGCCGTTGATGTCAACCTTGCGATAAATCGTCTGCGCATGCGCCGGTATCAGGATGGTGCCGCCGTGCGTATGCAGGTATCCCAGCGCAGCGTTCGTGATGCCCTGATCGTCCCGTCGCTCGTCGTTACTTTCTGGGATGCCGACAAGCACGTCTTGTTCGACCAGCTTGTGAATATTAGCCAGTACCGAGGCCGTCAGGTCTTTAGTGACGGTGACACCCATCACTTCCTCATCGGCGGCTTGGCGACCTTAACCGGCGCTTTGACGCTGGCCTTTACTGCCGGCTTGGCGGGCGATGCCTCGCGCAGACCGTTCTTTCGCGCATACCAATTGCTCAGTAATTCAACCGGCACGGACTGTTCGCCAGCTACGATCGTAAACGGTTCGCCCGTCGATAAGTGCGCAGTGAAGGCGCGCGTGGAAATTGCCGATACTGTCATGGGAAAGCGCTCCAAAGTCCGCCGCCATAGAAGCTGCCGGGACCAGGCCAACCAACGTTCAACTGCATGCCGCCAGCGCCCATCATGCGCGCGATGCGCAGCCAGCGAATGCCATACGATGTCATGTTCAAATCGCCGCCGCGCTCCAGCGTCACGGCCGCCGTGTCCTTGCTGACGCTCACCTTGTCCGCGCTCTTCGCTGTTGCCGGGCCATTCACGACACCCGGAATACCGCCGAAGTTATTCACGGCCAAGTCTTGCAATGCAATCGACGTGTAGTGCGCCGTCAGCAGTTCCCAGCCCAGCGTGGTCAGTGCGCCCCAGCGATCAGCGTTAACCTGATTCACGGCCACGTTCAGCCACATCTCGAGCAGCGGTTCTGGCGTTGTCGCAAACTCGCCAAAGTCGTTGCGCATGTTGATGACAGTCAGCGGCGCCGATGCCTGTGCGGTGTTACCAAGACTATCAGTGACCTGCGCCGAATAGTTGTAGCTACCCGTTGGTAGTGCCTCAAGCGGCCATACCCATGGCGCAGCCGTTACCGTACCCAACAGCGTGCCGAGCTGCGGCGTACCAGCGTAAAACGACACGCTGGCAACAGTAGCTGGCGCCGACACCGTAGGCGTTGCAGTCAGCACCGTATTGCATGGTGCAACGCCATACGGATAGGTCAGCGCCAGCGCAACGGCAGGCAGGAATTCTACAGTCATGGATAACGGCGCATCTTGTCAGCGGTGATCTGCATGGGCAACGTGTCAAACGGCGACGTATCACCCATCACAGCGCAATCCTTGCCCGCCGTGTGGTAGGCAATCGCTTCGGCCTGCGATGGCGATTTTCCTGCGTTGATCTCGGTGGCGATATTGGCGGACATCGCCGCCCGCGACTTTCCAGGTTCGAGCGGCATTTATTTACCCTTTACCTTGGCTGGCGCCTCTGCGTTAGTTGCGGCCTCTGCGTCTGCCAAAGCCTTGCGGATGGCATCAGGCGAAAGCTGCTTGATGATCAGCGCCGCCTGTTCGGCCTCGGTAAGAGGTACAGGTTCTGGCTTCGGAATGTACAACTCGACGCCATGGGCCTTGAACCATGCGCTATTGGCCCACTCTTCCGGGTATTCGCCGATGCCGAACGGGATTTTGTTGATGCTGTGATCCTGTGCCTGGAAAGTGAATGCCACGGGCACCGTGCATAGCACCTTGGGCGCGACTGGCTTAGGCGGAATAAGCGCCGATTCAGCTTGGTTTTGTTCCATCGTCTATCTCCAAGTAAGGGCCGGAAGCTATCCGGCCTTGGTGGCTTACAGCCCGTCCCAATATGACACCGTTTCTGGGTATGGAATTTCCAGCACGCCCAGACGACAGAAGTAGGTCGTCAGGTGATACAGCGAGCGGAATTCCACCGGAGTCCGGGCCAGCAGCGTCATCGGATAACGCAGGCGCTTGTAGTCCTTGGTGTAGACGATCATGCGATCGACCGTGTTCAGCGTACCAATCGTGCCACCATAGCCGGCACCAATCAGCCACTTCATAGGCACGATTTCCAGCTTTGCGCCCTGCTGCTTGGTCGTGACATTGTTTTTCAGCACGTAATCAAGCACTGACTCGCTACCGGCAAGCGATACCTTCATTGTGCTAATCAGACCGAATTGGAACGGCGGCAATCCCACACGACGCGGCATGACGGCCCAGGCGGAATTCTGCCAAGTCGTCGTAATGGCCGTGTTGAAGTCGGCCAAGATTTCGTCTGGCGACTTGTTGGCCCAGGTCGTGAACCCGGAAGCGCCAGCCGCGAGGTTGGCATAGGCAACGCCTGGATAGTTGACCAGGCCGCCGACGCCGTAACCCGTGTCACCGATGTACACCATTTCGTCGATGTCCATCTGATGCTTGAGCTGCAAGCCTTCAAACTTTTGCTGGTCGATAGGGCGACCAAGCTTCGCGGCCGATTCCAGCTCGGGAATCGTGTAGCTCATTTCCTCCGCCCACAGATACAAGCTGTGCGGCGTCTTGGAGATGTCCAACTGGCTGCGCGCGACTTCGTTGGAGTTTTTGCCAACCCATGACTTGCCGCTGCCAATGCCGTTGCCAGTGCCGAGGCCGCCTTGCGATGCGAACGTGCTGTTCGTGAAGCTCGACACCTCATCGGCAATCGTCACGTCTTGGCGCAAATCAACGTCGCGGCCGTATTCGATATCGACCAGCGGTTCGTTGAGCTCCTGGTCCAGGCGCTCCAACTCACCGACCAAGAATGCGCCGGTCGAGTCATACGTGCCGCGCTTCCAGACTCGGATATTGCCGTTCGAATCGCGCACCTTCACGTCGGCGAAGGTATGGCGATGCTCAAGCGCCAAGCCGCGCTGATTGCCGCGGTTGTCGAGCGAATGATACGACTGTGAATCGAAGGTCAGCGCATCCGTGAACGAACGGCGACCACCGCTAAAACGCTCCGGCAAAATCAGCCGGCGAGTGTCCAAATCCATTTCAGTCTCCTATTGGCCGTTGCCGGTTAGATGTTGTTGCAGATTTCCACGATCTGATTGGCGTCTGCCGGGCCGTTGAACGTCCAGCGGGTCGCATCCAGTTCGATGGTTGTCGAGCCACCCGCGCTGGCCGATGCGGCAACGCTGCCCAGCGGATAGCCAGCTGCAGCTACGATGACCACATATACGGGGCCGCCTTTGACGACAGCGGAAGAGCCGGCCGGCAATTGCGTCATGATGTAGCCCGAGCGCTCTACGTCGATCACGCCAGTAACTGGCGGGGTAGCAGCGCCCAGCGCCACGGCACCATAGTTCGTTGCGGCTGCCTGTTGCAGCGGATACGGACGGACGGTGAAGCCGTAACAGGTCGTCACGCCCGAGTCACCGGCTGCGAATGGGCGCACGTAATTGCCCGACGAATTGACCAGGACCGGTTGACCGTAGGCGGTAGGTGGCGAACTGGCGTCAATCAAGCAAGGCTCGATCTTGCCTTCGCCGCGGCTGACTTCGCCGGGGATACCACCACCCATGCGGAACGTAAACGCAACGTCCATGAAGCTCGCCCGGCGAATGAAGCGTCCGCGCGGCTTGAAGAGCTTTTTCAGCGATTCAAACATTTGATTCTCCAATGAAAAAGGCCCGCGATTGCGAGCCTTGTTTGCGGGACTGCTTATTGCCTAATTGCCTTTGTTGCGCCGGTTCCAGGCTTCCTGCAGATCGGCAATGTCCTGGATGCCGCCTTTGCCCGTCACCTCTACATACTGCGAATCCCGGTGCGAGTATTGCTGATGATTGGTCAGCGTCTTGGCCGTTCCGCCGACTGCGTTGAACAGATGTCGGATAGAGTCGCAGTGCATGCGATCCAGATGCAGCTTCTTGCCGCCAAGCGCATCCTCGATGAGCGCGCGCGTGGCTGGCTGGCTGTTGCCCATCTCCAGCGCTTCGCGGCGCAACTTGCAGATGCTATCGAAGGTCTTGCGCGGTGCGGCTTTGGAATCGAACACTGGCAGCCGAATGCCAGGAACGATTATCTCTGCTAATGCGCAAGTGCGCTGGAACGAGTCGGCCATCGACACGGAATCCTTGACGGACTTGGAATCGGCGCCTTCTTCCATCTCGCCCTCCATATCCTCGTCCTTGATCTCCTTGTCAGACTCACCGTCCTTCACTTCGCCGTGCGTGTCGCCCAGCTTCGCCAATAGCTGCTTGAGCGATTCCATGATCTGGCCGTGTCCAGCTTCGAGCTTGTCCAGGCGTGCGCCTACTTCGTCCGTCACTTGTTCTTCCTTCGCGGCCTCGCCAGACTTGCCGCCTTGGCCGTAGTTGTGAATGTGAATATCGCCTTTGCCGCCTTCCATGCCGCCTTCGCCTTCACCGGCCGTCGGTTCGTCCATCATGTCCTTCATGACGGCTTCCGGGATGTCGCCGTCCTTAAAGGCTTTCATGAGGCGATCCAGCAGGCTCGCTTTCTTCGTTGCCATTTTCGTATCCTTTGAAGTGTTTGGGCCTGCGCGGCCGGTTGATTTTCCGCTGCTGCTGTCACCAATTGCACAGCGCGGGCCGCAGCGGCCTTCCGACACCAGCGCTACATGATTTCCAATGATGTTCATCTGCTGACCATGAGCTTCGCCCATTTCCTTGATGTCCGCGTCGTAGCCGCATGAAATCTCATCGAGTCCGCTCATCACGTCTTTGATGGCGGTTTCGTCCATGATAAGCAGATCGGCAAGCAACACATCGCTATCGCGCCCAACTCCGCGCCGTACGTTCAGCGTCGTGCCGACAGAGAACACTTTGTAATTCGTCGGTCCGACCATCGTCTTTGGCGGATGGTCGTTTGTGATCGGCTTGCCTGCGAAGCTGCTTATCGTTACGTCGTTGAACAACGTATCCGCATCGCGCTCCACGCGCACAGGCTGATTGCGCGGATTGACAATATCCTTAACCGGGTCATCGTCCGGCGCATACAGCATCGTTCCAATGCGGGCTATCGGCACATCCTGGCAGAATAGATATCCTTCCGGCGTGGCCGAGCGCTTCGGCCCTATCCGCTCGGTCGTGAATACCAGATCACTCATTGGCTAACCGCCGCAGGAGCACTAGAGGATGATGGATCGTTCGCGGCAGGCGTAGCGGCCTGCGATGGCACAACAGCTGGCGCGCCAGCAACTGGAGTAGGCGCACTTGGCGCCGTGAACGATTCGCCTGGGCTAGCTAGCGTAGGCAACGCCGTAACAGCACGAGTGCTCAATGCCTGCAATGAGGTGATCTGCGCCTGCAGGGATGCAATCTGCGCCTGCTGCGCCTGGATTGCCGCCGTAAGAACTGCCGTCAATTGCTGGTAGCGAACGCCATGCAAGGTTCCGGTGTCGGCATCGTATGCAGCAAGACGCGGGTCAACGCTCTCTACCTGATGCGCGCCAAGGAACGGCTGTACTTCCTGCACCACCTGGCCGGTTGCTGCGTCTGTCGGATGTGATATACCGGTCTGTTCGTCCTTATAGGTTCCCCAGAATGGCTTGAGCGCCATGATCTCGTTGAGGCCCTGCGTCGGATCGATATAGCCGAGGTTGTTTTTCAGCTCCTCAAGCGACGCCAGGCATGTGCCTGAGCTGTCGTATGTCAGGGCATGCGTGCTGCCGTTGTAGCACACGTAATCCAGGGCTGACGTGCTTGATGCTAGATTGGTCAATGCCACCGCGCCGCCGATATTGACCGTCGCGCCTGTCGCGCCGATATCAATCGTTCCTGTGTTCGATGTTGCACTATCGGCAATATGCACGGTCCCGCTAAATGTTGTGCCGCTTGCAATTGATACGACGGCAGCGCTGGACGCCGCGTTGTTCAGCGTGATATTCGCGCTGCTATTGTCGTACAGCGAATAGTTTGCGGTATTGCTAGCGCCGCCGCTGCCGCTGATGAATATGCCGTAAGCAGTAGTTCCCGCTGCGTTACCTGTTGGCATTAGCACGTCTGCGGTTATATCCGTGACCGTTCCACCCACTCCTGCCGCAGCGGATGGTCCCGCCAAATAAGCGCCAGCGTTAGTCACGCTGCCAGAAGTAATGCCATTGCCATTGGTGTTTGCATCGACAACCATGTTATAAGAGTTTGTCGCGGCGTTTCCGGCCATATTAGGAGATGACAATTCAAGCGTTTCTGCCGTGGTAATCGTACCTGTATAACCAGACGGTTCAGATAATCCAAGAAGTGTGCCGCGCGCAATGCCTATGTTATTTGCGCTATTGCCGATTGTTGGCAGGAAATTGATTACCGACATATTTCCAGACGAAGCGCCGGTAGATGTCATTGTCGGCGTCAAGCTAAAACCCGTGACACCGCTTGCTGTAGATGAATAACTATTTGTATACGTTAGCGCCCACGGGGCCGCTGTCCCGCTCGTCGTGTACGCCGCTGAATTAGTCAGGAAACCGGTGCTTGCCAATGTTGAACCGTCAGCGAATGTAACAGTACCGCTATGTGTCGTTGCAGGCGTGATCGTTATATTACCGCCATTCGTATTTATGGTAGCCCCAGTCGAACCGCCTGATAGTTCAAGGTAATCCGTTGAACCCTTACCTGCATTTAGCGTATTCGTCACGTTAACATTCGTGTCGCCGAATGTAGTATTAGCTCCGCCACCTGAACCTAGCGCGATCGTACCACCAGACGTCGTAATGCTTCCGCCCGATCCGCCGCCAGCAATTTGCACGTTGTCCGTCTGCTCTGCGCCTGCGGTAATAGTGCCGCCTGCCGCCATAGTACCGTTTCCAAGCACGTAGAAATCGTTCGTCGGACCTGCACCGTGCTGCATTTTCAGGTAGTAGCCACTACCACTGCCTGTCGATACATTAGGCGCCTCAATTTGAAGGCCGAACATATTGGCAGCGGTCGCAGTGGTATTGTCTATGATCATGCCGTAATTGGCCGTCGGATTAAGGACAGTTACCTGCGCGGCATTGTTGATGCCACCACTACCCCAATAGCCATTGTCCGTAAATGTCTGAGTTCCGGTGAACGTATTTGCGCTCAGAAGCGGCAGCGTGCCCGTGATGGATGGGAGCGTGATGGTTGCGGCAGTCGTGATATTGGCCGGCTGAATCGTCGTTGTGGCGCCTGATGCGGTGCTTGTGGCGAGGCCCAGCGTGCCCGTCGTCGTGGCATTGACACCAAGCACTGGCGTTGCGGTTTCCGCTGGCACGCCGCTGCTATTGGTATTCAAGATCGCGCCATTGATCGGTGCAATAAAGCTGGTCGTGGCCGCCCCGGTTTGGTATGGGATATCGTTTGCCACGCCGCCGGCAACGTTGGTCGATGCGCCGGCCGTTGCAGCATTTAGGTTGGCAACTTGGGTTGTGCTGCTCACTACCAGCGGAGCGGTGCCGGTCGATACCGTAGATGTAAGCTGGCCGCTTACGCTTAGGCTTGTGCCTGTAGCGGCACCGATGACTGGTGTAGTCAGGGTAGGCGACGTCTGAAATACCAATTTACCGCTACCCGTCGCACCCGTCGAAGTAACGCCTTCAAACGTTACATGGCTATTGGCCGTGATCGTCGTACCCGTTATGGCTGCAGCCGTCGATCCGCCGACAACCGTATTGTTGAGCGTCGTGCCACTGATGCCAGAACTGCCCCATGTGCCGGAATCGGCGAATGTCTGCGTGCCTGTAAACGTGTTCGCGCCGAGGATAGCAAGGGTGCTGGTTGATCCGGGGAACGTATAGGTATAGCCAGTCGAGCCGAACGCGAGCGTAGGTGTAGCGCTACCTGTAGTTGTCAGCGACCCAGCCAGTGTCAGCGTGTTGCTGCCGTTGTTGATGCCGGTGCCACCATAGGTAGCGCCGACAACTGAGCTGTTGATTTCAGAGCCGGCGATGGATTTATTGGTCAGCGTATCCGTAGTCGCGCGCCCGACGACCGTATCTGTTGTGGCTGGGAGAGTAATTGTGGCCGCAGATGTTATTGCAGACGGCGTAATAGTGGTCGATGCACCAGAGCCGGTGCTGGTCGCAAGCTTGAGTTGACCGGTAGTCGTGCCGTTCACACCCAGCGTAGGCGTAGCTGTCTCAGACGGTACGCCGCTTGAGCTGGTATTGAGTACCGCACCGTTCACGGGCGTCACAAATGATGTGGTCGCGCTGCCAGTTTGATACGGGATGTCGCTCGCCGCACCACCAGCAATGTTGGTGGCCGCCGTCGCCGATCCAGCAGTAGCCGCATTGAGGTTTGCCACCTGCGTCGTGCTTGCGATGACGAATGGGGCTGTGCCGGTCGTGGCTGTGGAGGTGATCTGATGGCTGGTCGAATAGCCTGTCGCTAGATCAGTAAACGGGCTTCCGTTGGTTTCCAGGCAAGTAATCGCTCCCGCACTGGTCAGCGTGCAATCGCCGCTGACCGCTACAGGCGCGTAAGCAGTGCCGCCAGCATTGCCGACTGCCACAGTCCCGGCGGCAGGCACAGACGTACTGCCAGTGCCGCCATGCGCAGCGGTCACGGGCGTAGCGAGCGACACCGTTACCGTGCTGCTACTACCGCCACCCGATAGGCCTGTACCAGCGATCACATCGGATACGCCGCCGCCAGAGCCACCACCTAGCATGGCAATAGATGGCGAACCACTACCAATAGCTATGCTGACTGCGGCGCTATTGCTGGCAGTGATCCCAGCGATATAGCTGTAGCCAGTTGCATCAAGGGTTGCGCACATGTTTGGCAGGAGCGCGAAAGATGCGGCCGTGGTCGCAACGATAGTGTTATCGATGCCGAATGCCACATATGCCGTATAGCTCGTACTGGTGTTGCACAGGAGCGCTACTGGCCCAAGCGATGGCAGCGCAGCATTGCTGCTGGAAGTAGTGGCCGTCAACGTGCTGTTGCCGGTCGGAACGAACGTCTGATAGACGCGGTTAGGGTATGGCGGAACAGGCCCAGCGGCCTGTCCCAGCACACACAACAGCGCAAGCGCGGCGGTGAGAATGCGCTTCATGCTTATTCTTCCGTCCACTTAACAGTGCAGTTCAACGCAGCGCCGCTGGTGAACGAAGCAGCTGCCCCATTGAGCGCGAACACTTGCGTTGCCCCGCGGAGTACGACTTGCTGCTCATCGCCTGCGTTAAAGTCGAAGATCGTCGGCTGGCTCAGGAAAGCGGACGATGCGGCAGTGTTAGTGGTCAACGACTTTGTATCGATGTTGCCAATCAGCGTGCCGAGGGTGCCTGGGTTGGCGGTATAAGCCAGCACCGTTGCAGTCGCCGCAGCGTTATTGCTATCCAGAGGTACAGCCGTTGGCGCCGAGTGCGTGCCTGTGGCGTTCGCCGTCGAGCGCAGCAAAGCAACCACGTTGGCCGTGGCAGCAGCGGTAGATACTCCATCGCACGACGCGCTTAGCACGCGCACGGTTGTTGTCGCAGAGCCGGTCAGCGTGAAGAAGTCCGTAGCGGATGCCGCTGGCGCTAGAGCCTTGACAGTCGCCATATACGTTGTCCGACGAATCGGCTGCGTCGTCACGTCACGATCGCCGACGGCGCCGGACATATCTACCGTGACCGTACCAGAAGCCAGCGACGACAGATTGAATTGCAGGCTACCTGCGCCAGCTACCGCGCACCGATACAGGCCGTTGGCGCTAATCGTTGAGACTGGGCCACCAGGCACGGACACGCACGATATAGCCGTATAGGTCGCGCTGCTGCCACGCTCGGTCGCAATTTGCATGTTCGCAACAATGGTCGCGCCAGTGCCGGCGACGCGCACATATACCGTGTCAATACCGTTAAGCGTCGCCGTGACGGTGCCAGCAGCAGTCAGCGATTGCGGTGGTAAAATCCCATTCGGCAGATACGTCGGGTTCGTGGTCGGATAGGCGATGTCGCCCATTGCTGCCACGCTGACAAGCGCGGTCAACGCCAGTGCCAGCAAAGTTCGAATCGACTTCATTTGTGGTGCTCCTATGTGGGCTACGTTGGGAATGCAAAAGCCCAGCGCGATGGCTGGGCTTGGTAATGGATGGCTACGTGCTGCACGGCGGATTTATATCACCGCAACTCCGTAGCATCTACAGTTGAATATTTCGCCTGGTCCCGCGCGAATCCCCTGCGCTTGGTCAGAGATCGGCGGATCGTCATAACGGAACACCTTGCCCGCTAGCACACGGTGATCGTGGCGCACGCTGGCATCGTTCGCAGTCATCCACACATAATGCGTTGCACCTACCGATTCAGCCCGCGCGCGGTTCAGTGTTGCCGACACACGGGCAGTCTCGGTGCGCGCTATCAGCGTCGCCCGTGATGCCGTAACTTCCGACGTGCGCATGATCTCTTTCGCAAGTTCATCGGCCCGCGAACTGTTCACGCGCGCCTCGGTGGCGATCTTGTGTACCCGCTTACCCGCATCGCGCGGAATGCTGGTGATAAGGTCTACCTGCTCATCCAGCAACTTGCGCATCGTGTCACCGATCTCGGCTCCCTGGATTTCCTTGTGCAGCGCGCGGCCCATCTCCAGGCCATGCTCTTTCCAGGCGTGTTCGTCGCGCTTAGCAACATCGGTCAGCATGCGCCATGACACTGCCTTGGCCCACGGGCGCAGCAGCTCGGCGTACTGGTCCAGCGCGCCGCTTATCACGCTAGGGTCGGTCACGATGCCGTTTGGCGCGTGGCCGGTGACGATATCACCAACGGCGCGCGCGATCTTGCGCAGGGCAACACCGTATTGCTGGTCAGCCCGACGCACGCCAAGGAATGGGCTTTTCTTGGCTGCGCGCGCTTCGGCTTTGAGATTGCGCCGGCGCTGGGCGTTCTTGCCGTCAAATATCGCTACCACGATCTTGCCATCCATTGCGCGATTCGTTGCGTGCCTCTCGAATGCGTTTTTCAAAGCAGAAATAGGCGCATGCAGCATAGATCATCAAGCCAAATCCAATTACGACTAACAGAATTCCAACGCATGCCAGCGCGATAAGCAAGCAATTTTCAATCATTCTGCGCCTCCAGGCTGCACCAATGTTTCAGGCAACTCAATGTCACCCTGCTCCTTGACCGTTTCGCCTTCCGGTATCGCAGGAAGAAGCTCTTCGCTGGCCGCCTCGATATCCTCATCCGTGATCGTGCTGTAGATGCCGCAGATGTGGCTTGCCGCGCGCAGTTCTTCCAGCGCCGTACGTGCGCTGATCAAGCCTGCCTCAAATGCCTTGACGATGGCATCCGTAGTCTTCGCGCCAATGTCCGCCTTCTCGGTCTCCGACAGTTGCCACAGCGGGCGGAATTCCAGTCGGAAGCCGTCCGGCAGCTCGATCTTGAGTGAGCGCGCGAGGATGCGATATACCTTCGTGATTCCAACCCGCAACGACTGCTCTTGGCGTTGCTTGATACCATCGTAGTACGTGCGCAGGTCAGAATCGCCCGAGCTGTTCAGTCCGGCCGGCGATTGGCCGAACAACCGCACCAAAGGCACCTGCAGCGCGCCGGATATCTGCTGTCCGAATTGCAGCAACGCATCTGACAGTCCGCTGAATGCCGTGTGCCCCTGAATCTCAAGCTCGTCATTACCATCGATCATCGTCATGCCTTCGATCCCCTGGTAGCGGGTGATCTGGCTGACGTACTTCGCAATGCCATCCAACTGCGGGCCGCCGCTTGCAATGATATCGGTCAACCCTTGAACCTTGAGCGTGCGCAGGTAGGACTTGTACACAAGCTGCGCGGCGCCGGTCGATGCCGAGTCGAATGCCACCATGCGATCATAGAGCGGTTCCAACACGCTCAAGCCCCATAGGTTTTCCGTTAGCTTCTGCCAGTACGGCAGCTCAAGCCCTTCAAGGCGGATGCACCGGCTATGGTGGATCGTCATGCGCGGAAGTGCTGGCGCATCTGCCGTCACTGTGTAGTACCGTGGCAAGCCCATGCTTGGGCCGTACTCTGTAACAAGGTCTTGCAGGCTAGGCGTAACCATCCAGCGATCGAGCACAAGCAAGCCTTTGAACTGGCCTGGACCGATCGATTCCTCGCGCAAGGGCGTGCGAGGGTCTTGCCCATCAATCAGCAGCACAGCGAGGCAGCCGCCATAGAGCCGCGACCATTTGATCGTGTTGTTCAGCTTGGGCCAGATGCCCAGCTCGACGGCTGCCTCGTCCAAGGTCTCCGTGTCGCCGGGATGAAGCTGGCCTTTCAGCTCGATGCCACCGCGCGTCATGTCGTCGGCAATGACGTTGACAGCCACGCCGCCAATCCAGTTGCCACGGTAAATCCATTCCAACAGCGTGCGAATGCGGCTGATGGGGTTGAACCCATACGTGCTGCCCGACATTAGATTGTCGGTGCCCAACCCCAGCTTGGCCTGGAAATTTTGGAACGAGTCCCGGAACTCACTATCCCGCGTATGGGCGCGCTCTTGCCGGCGGGCAGCATCCACCGCTGACTTGACGCTGTGCTTCTTGGACATGTGGTTACGGATCAATGTAGCCATCTTCCAATGGCTTCAGGCGAAGTTGTTTTCTGATCTCATGACCAGACAACACTTGCACATCTGGCGTTCCAATGCGGTATTGGAACTTATCGCTCGCTGGCAGAAAGTCATCAAGGTTGATCATGGCATTTCCCGATGTAATCGAATGCGCCTCATTCTATCGCGCATGTAATTGCGCATGTATTCGGCACGTTCTGGTGTCTGCTTATGTCGGTCAGCCATGCGGGATTGTTTAACCACCACATCAGCAGCGTGTTTAACCACCACGGCTTGTTTAACCACCATCTTGCATTTGTCGTGTTGCCATGCGCCGCGAGGCCAGTAACTCTCACCGCAATACGGACAAGCCAGCTTTTGCTGTGTCATTTAGCCAGCCGCGCCCACTTGTCCATCACATTCCGCGCCAGACTGAACGTCATAAGCAGCCCCTCGGCAATGTCCGGCGATCGCAGCCCGCGCTTGCGCATGTCGTCCTTCGACTCGGCCACCAGCTCACCGTCGTGGTTGTACTTGTAGCGCACGCTCGATACTTCGCCGGCCAAGTCGTCGGCCAGCTCGTCGCGCTGCACGATCACGGGGCAATCCTCTGAATACCAGCGACGCATCTCAAACCATAGCCAGTCGCGCAGCTTTGCCGGCTTGGCCTCACGCGGCACGGCTTGACCATCACGGTACTTCGTCTGCGTGACCTTATCTTCGTCCTTGTCCGGCGAGCGTTCGGCCACGTTGACTGCTATCACTGGCTCGCGAAGCTCCTTGAGTCGATCAACTACGCCAGCGCCTACGCCGATCTCATCCACATAGATCGCATCAGCCCGCCACTCGATGCGCAAGCGCTTGGCTTCGTTGGCTGTCGCCATCGTATCCTGCTTGGCCTTGATCTTCACATGCTCAATGACATTGCCATGGCGCAGCACGAATGTCGTGCGGTCGTCGCCGTAGCGCGCCACGTCCACGCCCAGGCGTCGATCACCGTGGCGACTGGCCGGTATCTCGCGCGTTACCAGCGCCTCGGCATCGTCCACAGCGATGATCGTGTCATCGTCTTGCTTCGGAAACTCCCCATCAGCCCGCACCCGAACCACATTCGAGCCTTCGCCGAACTTGCGTATCAGTCCCTCTCGGTAGCCAGGATCAACTAGGGGCGAGTCAGCGCAGGAGAAATGCAGCGCTGTGTATTCACGCTTGCTCTTCTTGTGCGAGTCAGCGAAATATCCGGTGTTGCGTGTCGGGTTGCCGACCATCAGCAGCCGGGCGCCGTGACTCGACAGCGCGCCCTCGGCCACCTCAAAAATCTTGTCGTCTACCCCTGATGCCTCTTCGACCACGAAGAGAATGTTGCCGCCTTCGTCCGCTTGCTCTACGGCGCTGCCGTCCTCACTGATGCGAATGTTCGATGCGTGTAAGCCTTGCAGCGCATCGGGGTTTTCCTTGCGCGCCGTCCTGGCCGCCGCGAACCATTCCGTTCCAGCCTGCCTGTGCGCTATGCGATCCTGCGTGATCTCGAATGCGGCGCCCAAGTACATATCAGGGTGCAGGCCCAGGCCGCGGCTGAATTCATCCGACCGGCGCAACGTCTTGGCTAGTTCGCTCCACAGCACGTCGCGCAGTTGGCTGGCGCTGGGCGCAGTGCATGGTATCTTCGGGTACTCGAAGCAGTCCAGGAACCACCATATCACGGCCGATACAGCAGCCGACTTACCTACACCGTGCCCTGCCCTCGCGCTTACCTTGGCGCCGCTGGGGGCAATCGCTTCGACCAGTTGCCGCTGCTGACTGGTGAGCGAGAGACCTAGCCTATCGTGCGCATACCAGACCGGATCGCGCTGCCAATCCTCTAGCTGCTTTAGCCAGGCGTCACGCAGTACCTTTTTCACGCGCGGCCTTCCGGGCGCGGATCAGATGGAGGCCGCCCATTGCTGTGTCTTCGTCTTCATCGCCCGTGCCGAGCACTTTCTGCGGATCAGCCTTACCCGTCATGAACATCGCTGGAAGCTGAGCGGCTTCAAGTGCACCCTTTTGTGCAAATGTAACTCCCTTCAGCAACTCTATATCGCCGAACGGTTCAGCCATGTCGATCTTCAACGCTTGTTCATTCGCGATCTGCGACAAGATACGAGACGTTCCAGAACTCAGCGCACCAGCCGCCGCCATGTTGGTATTTATTACCTTCAGGTCGTCGGCGACAGTACGAATAACCATGCGTTGGGAAATTGGTAAACGCTCGACAGCAAGCTCAGCCGTAGCCAATTGATTCGCAAGCGTTTTCGTCTGTTTTACCCGCTGGGAAATGCGTGCGCTAATGCTGGCTGGGTCAATTTTGAACTCACGGGCGAGAGCGCGCATAGCTTCGCCCTTCAGATGACGCTGTTCGATCTCCGACCATTGGTCTTCAGTAAGTTTGCTCTTACGTCCCATTGGCAATCAGAACACTGCGCCGTCCAATCTCAGCGATGTCTGCCTCATCCAGCTTGAACCATTCTCCGCGAATACGCTTGCTATCGAATAGTTCATGCAACTCGTTTTCTTCGTTGTACATGTTCTCCACGTAGTACGAACATGCACCAGCATAGTTTCCAAACTACTGGCTGTGTCATACGGTGCCACCATGTTATGCTCGACCAGCAGATCGAGTAACCAAGGCAACCCCCGAACTTCCAACCCTCCGCGCTGCGCCTGCTTGCGTAAGCGCCTCGCATGCGGCGCTACCGCTGTCAGCGGCGACTTATTGATCGATCTTCAACGTTTCTTGGGTTGCTGCAGCCTCTCGGTGTAGCTTATGCGATCTTTACCACGGTCCTGCTGGATCCCTGAGCCTTCCAGACGTACCGACTCCCTCTTCTGATTCGACCAGCTACTTAACGTCTTTTGCGCGTCTCTTACTTGTTCGGCGAGTGTCATGGGCCTGATCATGATCGTTCCTTTCGGGGGCTGTGTGGTCCAAGTCGACACCAAGCTTCCGCGCTAGCAGCGGCACGTCAATGGCGACAATAGCGTCCTCAATTTCTCTGTACGTGTTCCTGAATCTACTGAAGCGTGGTTGTGGCCTCTTTTCCTTGGCCTGCCAGTTAAAAATCCTTCCTGCTGAATCCTTTCGCTGGTCCCTGGCGGAAGCGGGATAGAGTCGAACTTCCAAGGGCTTTCGCCTCGTCCGGGTTCAAGCCGGGTGCCGTCGCCAATCGGCTGGCGCTTCCATGTTCTTGCCGCGTTTCGTGCGGCGCCCGGCGAGTCCTATAGTCGGAGGTCGCACCGAGTTGCACAGGTTTAGTATTCGCTACGGACGTGCGCGTGCATCGCTGTGGTACTCGTCGCGAATGCTCAGCGCCGCGTAAAATTTTATTTATTGTGGCAGATACCACAAAAAAACTCAAGCCGCAAGCCTGTCTCGCACGCCGCGCGTTACCTCATGCTCCGCAGTACACATGGCGTCGATCAGTCTATCCACCATGCGCAGGTATTTACCGGCTGCCGCTTGGTCGATGCCCATCGTGCGCATGCGCTCCGCGTCGGAGTATCGGCGGATGCCCGTAGCGCCGCATTGGGTGCAGGCGTGGACGACGCCGTTATCCATTTTGCGGATAGCTGTACCGTCGCATGCGCCGCACTGATTGCGCACGGCCTCGCGGATGGCTTGCTTGGCGATGGTCTCGCGAAAATTGACGGACAGCAGGCGATTGTAATTGGTCGGTGCAGAGAGTAGCGCGAGGAGGGGGATATAGCAGGATTGGTCAAGGCCGTATTTCAGCCGGATGACGAGCGAGCCTAGGTGATTTTTGCTCGCCATCGCCAGGGTTATGATTACGTCGATGCTGCCGATGCTGTGGTCGTCGCTGCCTAGCTGGCTAGACCCTACCGCCCGACTGATGCGCTGCGCTATCGCTGTGCTCATGCGGCCCCCTTGGTTGCCGCGCATTGTACGCCA